GCCAAGATGTCGAAGGCCCAGGAATCATTCCCTTAGACGAAACTCTTGAGGTAATGATCACAGGGAAGCAGTCTAAGACTCCAGTTTATGGCTTTCAGATTAGAGAAGCTGCCGATAGTTACCTAAACGCCGTTAGGCAGCATCAAGAGCGCATCTCAAAAGGTCGCGTGCCTCAAGAAGAAATTGACGCAGCGGTGGCCGAAAAAGCATACGAGGCGTACCAGTTTCCTCGAGACAAGGTGATACCTCTTGACAAGCCAAGTGTCAGTCAGATTAAAAAAGCGCTTGATGCAAACCCAAAGCTGAGAGATGAGTCACTTTTAAGCAAGAAGGTGGCTGACATCATTAATGCTATTGATCAAGGTGACGACGATTTTGCTGAAGAGCTTTTGGAAGAAACTCCAGCAACAATGTTCAATGACGAATTTACTGCTCCCACGGGTCGAGTTGGACAGCTAAGGAGGGCGGCTGGTCTTCGCTTGATACCTATTTCACCAGAAGGACAAGCACAGCCTCGTCGAGCCGCCATACAGAACTATCAGCAAGTTGAAGCTAGAATCAGAAAACAAACGCAAAATGGCGAAAAATCAATTCTAGAGAACATTTCAAGCGCATTTAATGGCCAGACAAAGATGACAGAGGAGGAGGCCAAGGAAGCTGGCCTCATGCGCGGCAAAGAGCAGAACCCGTCATTCTTTAGACCAGTCGAAATGTTTGAAGGCGGACCAATGGTCGCCGGGGGCTTGCGAGACCTCGTAACAAGAACCGCGATCGTAAGCGGTGTAGCAGACTTTTTTGCTCCAGTCGTGTTGAGAGGCAAGGATTTAGAAAGGTTTAGAGAGGAGCTGCGAGCATCAAACCCAACCGAAGCAATGGAGCAGGTAGCGCTCAATGTTCGTTTGGCGCGGGAAAGGGGCGAGGATGAAGGCTCAATCAAGAAAGAACTTAGAGACGAGCTAAACCGAAACTTGTTTGAGTACACCTACAGGGACATGCCAGAAAAGGCCAATCTGACCGAGCCTGATCTGGAAATAGCAAAACAATACGTCAAGCAGAACAGAAGCCTTGCTATGCAACGAGAGCGGGGCCAGATCTCTCGATTTGCATCCATGGTTATCGATGGAGAAAGCGACGAAGACCTTCAAAGGATGCTGAATACAGTTCCATTTAAAGATTTGCCAGATTTAGTCTGGAAGAAAACCATTCCATCAATAAACAATGTTGTCGATAGGATGGTGGATGGAGTTGACTACATTATCGGTGCTCAAGATGCGTCAGGATTACCGGGAACGCTAGATATAGAGCGCGATCTTGGCGAATCGCTGCTGTCAAAACAAATGATAGACGGGAAAATATATCTTGTTGAGAGCAATGTTGCGCGCCTGCTTGCTGTTGTTGGTGGCCTGACTGAGACGGTTGCAGAAGCCCGTCTTCCGTTTGATATTCCACTTACTCCTGCGAGTAGAGATTTTTACTACAACTACGGTAAGCGTGATCCTGATTCTACATGGTGGTCAAGAGTTTTAGCCAACATTGAAACTAGAGAAATGGGATTCTCGCGTCACTTGACTGATGATGCCTTGTTTCAAGGGTACAGCCGAGGCGACTGGCAGTATCACTTTGCTGCGATCTTGGGTATTGGCGCTGATTTACTTGTGCCGTGGGAGTACGGTCAGTACAGGATTGCCTCTGCTCCTGTTCGGACAGTTCATGGTGGCATCAAAACTATGCGTGCCACAAAGGGCCTTGGTTACTCAGCGTCCGCTTTTGCTGCTGGAGCGTTTCCAAAGTCATTCCAAAAGCTAGCAAAGGTTTCCAAGCGAACCACGATGGCCGCTGAAAGGATCAATAAAAGATTTGATACAGAACCAACTGTAGATGACCTGCGAAACCTTGTTGCCGAGAAAGGCATAGACGCTCCAAGCTATGAAGAGCAGTGGCTTGCAGAGCAGCTTATTGACCTAATGGGCAGAAAAAAGAATCCATTGTCTTTTCCTGATGCTGTTGGGGAAGTGGCTACGAGCACTAAAGCAGAGGTATGGGAAAACGTAGCTCATGTGACAGAGGTCTTTCTTCGTAAAAAAATGAAGACCACGGATGGAGAAAACCTGTACAAAAACCTTCCGCCCAAGCTACAGCGCACCATCCGTCGTGTGCTGGATACGGTCACTGACCACAGAGACGTTGAGCGTCAGCTAAATATTCACTTTTCTGAGTCAGGAAAGCTTCACGTTGCTTTGCTCGATATTATGGCAAAGTACGGTGATCCAGAAAGCGCTGCGTTGAGATCAACACCAGAATATCGGGCCGTTGCAGCAGAAGTTTCCAAATTAGTTGACGACAAACTTTTGCCGTCTGCCGATTACTCGGTGGTCATGGGGTATCTCGAGGCTCAAGCGATCCGATCAGCGGTTGACGGCTCAAAGTCGATGCAGAAATACGACACTCCTATTGACTACATGAGCAACATTGTTGTCCGCAGAACAGATGAAGGCGGCTTTAATATTGAAGCGCGAATACCAGAATCAGGAAAATCTGTAGGTTCAAAAGTTGACAGAAGTCTCGGGTTGAGGAAGTCTCAGGCCACAGCATTGTCCGACTTTTTTAGGCGTGGAGACGTGGAGGGTCTTTTTACAAAGTATGACCCAGAGGACCCAGCAAACCCTCTCAGGTTGTTGATGGGAGACAACTACGTAAGGACACTGTACAGGCAGTTTGACCACACAACTCAAACCCGTAGAGACGGGACGAAGGTCGCTTTTCTTACCGAAAGGGGCAAGTCTCAACTTAGAGACTCGTTGAATACTTTTTTTGATCTTCAGGGCAATGGCGCAAACCCTGGTGGGGCTGGAAAAGTTGGAGGGGTCTACAGGTTTTATCATGACTTTCAGACGCGGTTTGGAAACCAGTGGGTTCGCATACGGTCAGAAGCCGATACCATTGGCACTAATGTTGAGGCTAAGGCAAGGCTGAATAATATCTTTGATGCCAACAGAATTCATGAAGATGACGCTGTTGCAATTATGATTGACGCATCTGAGAATCGTGGTCGAAAGTTTAGTGTTCCTGTGAAAGTTGTAATTTCAGACGACGCAGAACAACAGATTCGAGAAGGCGCAGTTGCAGCAGTGGGTCGTCAAAAAGAGTTTTGGGACGTAAACTTTAGACCCGAAGACGTTCGTCAAGCTTTGGGTATTACAGACGACATTGAAGAGATTGCAGCAGATGAGCTTTTTGCGCGCGCTGTGGGCTATGTTGTTGGTGAGCATTTTAAACGTAACGTTAGCGGCGTTGACTTTACTCGGTTGACCGCCCGTAGCATTGTTCCATCAGACAAAGCTGATTCGATTACGAGAGCAGTTCAAGCAAGAATTGCTAGCGTAATGGGAACTGACGTTGACGATGTTTTCAAACGCGATCTAGAAGTTGAAATTGAAGGTGTAAAGTATAAAGGTGTTTACGACCTAAACGACTACCAGCAGGCCAGTATGCGAGTGTTTTTGAGACAGCTTGCAAACGAACCGATGGCTAAAATTATTCCAGCCAGATTGTTTGAGATTGGCTCGGATATGAGCAAAATTAGCCAACCAGAGTGGCGCGCAATTGTAACTGCATTGACAGACATTGAATCAGGCATTTTTAGTAGAGTTACAAGCTACTCACAAGAGATACCAGAAAGTGTCGGCAAAGCATTGTGGATGGGGATTAAAGCGCTTGGTGATAGGGCGGCTGACTCCGACATGTTTTTGGCTGAGAACATTCAACAGCTACGGAATGCGTTTGTCGTATCAGACGATATGAAAAACACTGTTGGGCCAGCTCAACGTCAGGTGATCGACCCATTCTTTATGAAGCTTGAACAAGCGCCTCGAGATGTATTCAATTGGGCAAGAGCCGCTATGATGGGAAACAAAGACCTATCAATGGCTGGAATGTTTCAAGAAATGCGCAAGCAACTCACTCCTCCTGTTGCGGTTGATCAAGTAGATAAAATTGGAGGTCACTCAATTGTCAGGCCACCAAAGAAAAAAGACGGATCAGATGGTGATTTTAAGTTCCCGCCATCCCAGCCAGCAAGAAAGGGCTACGTTGACTTTCTTAGCGAGTTTACTGAAGCAGAAAAAAAACGTCATGTAGACTACGAAGCGGCACAGCAAGCCGCCAAAACAAGTGACAAAAGGTTTAAAAAGCCAAAAGAGCCGGACATTTTGATCGGAAAGGGTGACCCAGTAGCTGCGGACGAGTTTGCCTTTAGTGTCAACATGGTGGGCTCTAAGGCTGAATTTCTGCTCAAGCCTGAAACAATTGCTGACATGCAAAACACATTGCTTCAGGGCGGAAACAAGATGACCCCTGAACTCAGGGAAGCATTCACTGTCCTTGAAATATACAGCAAGAAAGGGTTTAAGAATCTTAATAATCTTGACCGCATGGCTATGGGCAAGGCAATCGAGCACATCAAGGATGCTTTTGATGGCCGCTACCACTCCATTGTCGAAAGAGGCAAAAAACTGCTTGTTGCGTTTGCTGGATCCCCAGGCTCCGCAATCCTTACAAACCTTCACCCAACTCAAGCTGCCGAAGTATACAAGCTTTTCTACTCTGGAAAGTGGACTCAGATCCTTCAGAACATTGCTGTAAAAAAGGCTCTAGAGACGGGTCTTGAAACAATCGGGGAGGCTGGGGGCAGGCGCAGACTCCCACGGTATCGTGTGACTGAAGCGTTTTTGAGCGCAATGGTGCGAATGCGTGCATATGAACTACTTGATGACATGGCTGACGAAATGGTTAGAAACGGCATGCCAGCAGACATTAAAAAGTTCAGCAAGCCTGACCCGATACTCAACCCATTTGGAGATCCCATTGCATCACCAATTGAGGCAGAAAGCCACTTTTGGAAGCGCGTAAAGTTCTACATCGACCAAGAACTTACGTTCTCTATGATGCGAGCAGAAGAGCAAATCAAAAAAGTTGATCCCAATACTGGAGAAGTTGTCATTGTGGATCGAAGGACCATTGAGCCACAGGCACCAGGGCGAGAGCTTTATCCTGATTCTGGACCAGACTATCAAGCTGTAAAGGGCGGAGTCGTTGGAAACCCTCATGACTTCAGAGCGTACAGTAGGGCTCAAGAAATTCTTGCAAGGTACGGCCACAGGCTTCGTCCAGAGAAGTTTGAACTGTATAGGTTCCCAAGTGGCCAGGAGGGCCTGGTCCCAAGTCAGCTAATCACTGAGATTGACTCGGCTCTTGAGAGGGCAGCAAATATTGGTGCAGCAAGAGCTGGGTCTATCCCCTCACTCAGAGCAGATAGAATTGGAAGTCCTATTGACATTGAGCCAATAGTCAGCACCCCAAAGAGGGTAGAAGACACAATTGGTCGATTTATTGAGTTTGTTAAGGATAAATTTCCAGTTGCATACCAGACAACAAAGATGGGTGTGACTTCTGGAATTATTGTTCCCAACCCGGCGTATTTCTTTGGTGTGGGAATGGGTGGCGGGCTCCAACTTTACCAAGGCGTCGGAGCGTTGGGTGCGGCTAAGACGATTCTTAAGAACAATGGAATGGTTGGTTCTGTTGTAGCAAGAATGTGGAAGGACGGTGACTACGCTCCAGGCAACCCAATTTTGATCTCAAAAGGTGGAGTAGTGTACACCGCTGATCAAATTACCGAGCTTGCCCAAATGTATGGGCTCAAGTCCAGCTACGTTTTGGCAGAGTCTCCTCAGTCGCTCGCAAGATCAATGAACAAGCTTCGGGCAAATGGAATCAACAAGGTTTACTGGACTGCCGCCGAATGGCAGAGAAGCCTTGTTGAGGCAGCAACAGCAATGGATAACTACTACCGTGTAAGTGTATTCGTTGACAATCTTGAGCGAGGCTTGGATGCCGCATCTGCTGCAAAACTCGCAAGAAAGGTGGCGTTTGACTACGCGGACCTGACCGATGTTGAAAAGAAAACATTCAGAACAGTATTTATGTTCTATAGCTACCTTAGAAAGAACATGGACTTGTTCTGGGACACGCTGCTTACAAACCCAGACCGGGTTATTGGTCAGCTTAGGGCGATGAAGGGGATCCAGAACGCGTACATTGAGGAAGACACTGAGGTCAGGCTATACGATCGAGATTACGCGAAAACAAGGCTTGCGGTAGGGTTTCGTAAAGCTGCTGCCAAGGAGCACATGACGGACAAGTGGATGTATATCACTCCACCTATCCCCGCTTATGATGCATTTGGGTTCATGGCTGAGTTGATAGGGGCAGTAACTCTGGATCGAGACAGTGTCTCCTACATGACCCAGCAGATAAACCCATACATTCAAGCGCCCTTTGTGTACGTCACACAGAAAGACTTTTTCTACCAAAAAGACATTAACCAGTACAACCCTGTTCCGCCGTGGCTTGTTCACTTGGACCAGACTCTTCTTGGGAACACACTTACAGACGGCTTTGGAATCGAAGAGGTCCAGCAAATTGATCTATCTAGACGATACGTGGAGGGAGACGAGTACCAAGGCCACTACCGAGCCCAAAAAGGTATGAACTGGTGGCTGTGGAAAAATATCCTTCAGATCCCTGGTTCGGGTAGATCAATGGATACACTGTCGTACCTTGATCGATCAAATCTTGGCCCAATGGAATTGTTTGCTAAAGTGCAAAGAATGATTCATGAGGAGGGCGCAAGGCTTGGTGCATGGAAACGAAACCCAGCATTGTCTAGAATTGAGTCAGACATGTTTGCCCCGCGCACTGGGTTGACGGAAACAGACGAACTTCTCGGCCTGATTGGAATCAAGCCATTTCCTGTCCCTACTTCACAGGCTGCAAGCCAAAAAATTATTCAAGCCTGGGAGAAAGACATCGGCTTAGAAGAGTTCAAGGCGAAGCTCAGTAGTGAAGAACGAGTCATTCAGAAGCGATACCAAGGGCCTAAATAGAATTAAAGTGATATATAGTCTTCAAACCTCTACCATAAACGTGCTATTCTTTAGCTGCAATCTCTTACCCCTCTCCCAAATGGAGTAAATAATGTCTCAAATCCCTGAACTTATGGGCGGTCGTTCGCTCTCGCACCCACTTCCACTTTCCGTTGGCGCTGGAAAGAAGATGTATGTAGGTGGCCAAGCAAACGCTGATGTGGCTGCTGGGACAACCACAGCGGAAAGCAGTGCTGAAAACAAGACTGCTCAGTACACGATTCCAGCGAACACTCTTGTTGCTGGGTCTACTATTCGGTGTCGATGGGTTACGGCGACCTCGGCTGTTGCCGGTGGTACTGACAACCTGACCGTCCGGCTTCGTTTTGGCAGCAATGGTACCACCATGACATCTGATACTGAATGCGCCGTAAGTACCGCTGTTGACCAAGACAATACAAGCCATTTCTCTGTTGGAGATATGATTATTCAAATTCGATCAGCTACAAAAGCGGTTGCTTTTGGAACCATTTCCGATTCTGATGTAATTGGATCAAAGCTGGTTTCTGCTCAATTTGAGCCTGAATTTACTATCGACACTACTGTTGACAACTATGTCAGCGTCTCAACTGAGTTTGGAAACGCTAACGCAAACCTTGCGGCAACTCAGGGCTTTGTCGTAGACATCGTCAACCCTGGCGTCTGATCTTGAACCCCTGACTCGGGGGGCAATCGTCCCCCGGATCACTTCTATCTGGAGGCTCCCATGGCCAAGCAAGGGTTCATTGTTAACGATGCTGAAGTTTCTAGCATTCAGAGCACCTACACAGCATCTAATAAGATTTTGCTACACGAAGACTCGGATCAAGACCCACTGTCTAAGCGTTTGCCTCAAGCCTGCTACATCTCACACTTAGATCTGCAATTGGATCAAACAGCCCTAACAGCTTCTAAAGTGAGTTGTTTTTTGGCTTGGGACTCTGCTGGGGACGACCCTATGACGGGCGAGTCTCAAGATAATCCACTGTGGAGTGGAATGACCGATACAAGTCTACGCAACACATCAATTGCTCTCGACGTTTATGTTACAGCACCGACTGGTCAGACAACATCAGGCAAGTGCTACCTTTGGCTAAAGGTAGACGGTGGCTCAGTCACACTTAAAAAGGCAAGGCTTCACTGGGCTATCGGGCCTACTCGATAATCGGAGTTTAATGTGGGTGATTTTTACAATCGTGGCGGTGGCGGTGTATCGGCAACAACCATTACAGCTACAACAATTACGGCTGATGATCTCGAGGTCGATGGCGGCACGCTGTCTATTGATGAGACCAACAACCGCGTTGGCGTCGGCCTTACTACCCCTAAGACTGCACTGACGGTAGAAGGCCCAGTCACACTCAAGGAGCAGGCCAACGCTGATGGTGACACCGCAGCGTATGGGCAGTTGTGGGTCAAGACGGCTACGCCTAACGAGCTTTACTTCACCACGGACGCTGGCAACGACATCCAGATTACGTCTGGTACAGGCATCGTAAGCGGCTCCGTTAGCGGAGCCCAGACTGGCATTACTTCAGTATTGAACGCAAGTTTGGTGATCGGGCGTGATGCTGACAACGACATTGACTTTGGTACGGACGATAACATCATCTTCCGAGCTGCTGCTGCCGACCAGATTGTTCTGAAAGACGGCGTACTTGAGCCTGTAACAGATGCAGATGTGGACCTTGGGTCATCCAGCAAGCAGTTCAAGGACGGGCACTTTCACGGCACACTCGAAGCCGATGCAATCACAGTCAACGGTGACACGCTCGCCGAGGTCATTCAAGACACCGTCGGGGCCATGGTCGGCTCGAACACTGAGACTGGCATTTCAGTTACATACGAGGACGGCGACGGCACACTCGACTTTGTCTTGGACGCAGTCGGGACTGCCGCTATCGCAGATGATGCAGTCACCGTAGCTAAGATCGAAGACCTCGCCCGTGGTCAAATCATCTACGGCAACGCGAGTGGTGAAACTGCAAAGCTGTCTCCCGGTAGCGCCAATCAAGTATTGACCAGCGACGGTCAAGACATTTCTTGGCAGAATGCTTCTGGTGGTGGCGCAACCTTAGACCTCAATCTCATTCTACATACACAAGTATTTGGACGATAGGAACACATAAACATGGCAACAATTTCCAAAGGTTTTCTAAGCGGGTCAACGCACGGCGACTTCATTAAGATTACGCAAACAGCTTCGTCGGGCACACTTATTCATCAGGCTGTAAACCAAACAGACGATATTGATGAAGTGTACATTTACGCATGCAATACAGACACCTCTGCTATTACACTTACAATTGAGTGGTCTTCAACTGCTGTAGACGACAATCTAAAAGTGACCATTCAACCGAATGAGACTTTGTTGGTTGTTCCAGGTATTCCAATCCGAAACAACTTGGAGATCAGAGGCTTTGCGACGACAGCAAACAAAATCAACTGTTTCGGATACGTCAACAACATTGTGGTTTAGTTAAAGTAATGAGTAAACGATCAACCACCACGGGAAACTTCAGTCATACCAGTTTGGGTAGGAACTGGCATGCTCGTAAAGGTTGGCGTCGATTCTTTTTCAGTGACTCCCGTTGTAGGCTGCAAAATGATCAAGGCGTAACTGTAGGCGGTAATCCTGCTGCGCCTTGCTCAGTAGATGAAAGTTCAGGCAACACGGTATTTACTTTCCTTTCAGGTCATAGTGGTGCGATAGCGGGGGGGTTCAGTCTCGACGGTCTCGTCGCCGGAATGCCCCTACTTACGGATGAAGGCAGTGTTCTTACGTTCGATAAACCGTTTGTGCTGAAAACAATGATTGAGTTGATTTCAATCAGTGGTGATCATTCTGATACGGACGAGGGTTCGTCAAACGCGCCACAGTTTAGAACGCATCCTCAAGTTACGATGGGCTTGACAGAAGAGACTGGTGTGGACTTTGCTAGCGACTCTGCGAGACACGTTGGTTCTGGTGTACGTATTAATGCGCGAAACCGTCAAAGCGAGACCGTGGGTGAGGACGCAAAGTATCTTATTGAAACGTTAGCTACTGGCGGCTCCGGTCAGGTTGCTTCGACTGTTAGTTCTGACAATTGCATTCTTTATATATCTGAGTTTCACATTGGTCCCGACATGGCTACGTCAACCAACAATACCAGAGTTTTTCGGCAGTGCTTCAAAGCTTCTGGAGATAACTATGTCATACCTGTGGCTGCTTTGACGGACGTAGACACAAACGCAAATCAAGGGTTTGATAGCGGCAGCACACCAGTAACCCTGTATGCCGCCGTTCAAGATAAACGAACAGATGCCTTTAGTGGAAACACTCCATGTGTTTTAACGTGCCGACTTTGGTACATGGTAGAAGCTGATTACTACAACGGATTTGGTGGGAGCGGGACAGCATGAACCGAGTGCCAGGGGCTATCACTAATCTTGGGGTTGGCATGCGAAGGCGCAAACATTTGGGTTGGCGCACGTTTGACCTTAAAGCGCCAGACGTTGTGGCAGAAGACCCAAATGGTCATATTGCATCAGCAGCAACGACAGGCGGCAACTCGGTGGTCACGTTTGCTACGGCTTGTAGCCATACAACAAACGATGGCATAGACATGGCTGTCTTTGGTGTCCCTCTGACAAACAACTACGGCGACCCAGTAAAATTTACCACACCGTTTTCTCTAAAATTTCAAATTGAATTTATTGGTTGCACTGGCGATTACCTCGGCAACAGCCAACCAGTGCCTTGCTTCGGCATGGGGATTGGCCAAAACGCATCTGATTTTGACAACACAAACAACCACTTTTTGATGCAGGGATATAAGCTTAACTCTTCCGCAGATCCCCCCACATTGAGGATGTACAACAATCGATCTAGCGGCGAAACTGGTCAGACCGTGAACACCGGATCTTCAATGAACGCTGGACACGGGTTGCAGCATTCAACGATCTATGTTGGTCCAGCTGTCGGATCGAATAGAGACTCAGAAAGCGTTTCAATCATTTCGAACGCAACGCAATATGCTTCTAACTCCTACCAACAAGTAAGTACGCCGACTGGCTTAAAATACGACTTCAACCTGTCGTCTACGTTTGACTCAGATAACCAGATTTACTTGTACGCATTTTTTGGCACAAACGACGCAACCTACGATTTTAGTAGTAGCGGCACTGTGCCCGTACTTACTTGCAGATTACGGTATTTAATTACGTCCGATCCCGGTGGATGGGGAGGCAGTGGAACATGACACCTGATGACATTAACAACTCTCAAACCACAGCGCGTATTGACAGTGGCGAAACTTCACAAAGAGTAGATGGAGTTACTACAGCTTGGGATGAAACCATTATTAGTGCGAAAATAGAGCAACCCATCTGGGATGCTGCTTTGGCGTCTGCTGATGATGCTCTCGTCTTAGTACAATGGCTCGAATCGCTTAGACCTTAGGAGACATCATGCAATCTTTTATCGACAAACTCTTTTGCTCACAGAAGCGCGTTTCTTGGCGTCGTCTTGCTGTGCTTATTCTTGGCACGGGACTGCTTGCCGCAGGTATGCTAGAGTCTGACCAGTGGCTTTACCTTAGTCTTGCTTACATTGCTGGCGACTCCGCCGAAAAGGCAATGAGCGCAATCTCAAAAAAGTAGGGGTACAACATGGCTAATGGAATGAAAAGTGGTGGATACGACCCAAACAAGCCGTTGCCGGATGCAACAATTCCGGCACTTCAGAAAGGTGGTGGAGGAGCTTCTACCGTCCCGACTGGTCCTGCTGTTTCACCTAGACCAAGAACGATGGGTGGGGTCGCTACAACAGCGCCCACCACGCCTCCGACAGGCACCACTACAGGCTCCAAGTCTACCGCACAAACGATTATTGACGATCTTCGAAAGTTGCAAATCAGTGATGCTGAAAGTGATGCTCAAGACCAAATGCTGATGGACTATCTTAATCGGGAAACAACGAGCCCAGACAAGAAAGATCCTATGGTATTCAAGCCCGGTGGCACAGCCAATAAGAAGGATATGGAGCTGCCTAAGAAATGAGTTTAAGCGCTACCGGATTTGATGACGCTCTTGAGCATAAAATTATTCATGAGACCGCATCAACAAACAGCATTAACACCAATGTCGCTACGACAGAGGGTAGACTGTTTTCCGTCAAGATGGTCAACGGATCATCAAGCGCAGCGTATTTGAAAGTATTTGACGCTGAGAACCCTGTTCTTGGTACAACCTCTCCGTTTCTTGTACTTCCGGTAGCTGGTAGCGCCACAGGTTTTTATTCAATTCCTGGCGGCTTATCGTTTACCTCACTTAGTTTTGCATGCACCCTAAACCCAAATCCCTTGGACACAACCGCGCCATCTGGAAATACTGTTGCCGTCACGCTAGTATGTGGTGAGTAATCATGGCTTCTACAACAACATCTACAATCGCATCACTGGGTGGAAAGCTTGTTGTAGACCTGTCTGTCTCTGCAAACGACCAGAGCGGCGTAAACAACAACGTTACGGCAGGCACTAGCGGTTCAATTTATTTGATTGAAATTAGCAATCCTGGGTCTGAACCGTTGTATGTGAAAATACGAGATGCATCCAGCGCCGTACCAAGCACATCCACTGCGAATGGCAACGGAACCCCACACATGATGTTGTACTGTCCAGCTTATGGCAGTACCTCATACGCAATACCGGGAGGATTTGCTTACTCTTCTGGGTTGTCATTTTGGGCCTCAACTTCAGCATCAGTTGGTTCCAACTCTAGTCCATCTTCGTCATCAATCGTTAGGATTGCTTGCTCATGAAGAAAGTTTGGGCAATTGTTGTCACTGTTATTGCTGGGCTACTGGCTATTTTATTGGGTAAGAAGCGCCCTGCTATCAAGAAAAAAACAACAGATGCGCCTAAGAATACAGCGTCTGAAGTCGCACAGGATGCTGTTCAAGAGTCATTTGAAGAGGCTGTAGATCGAATCAAATCCGCTACCGATGGTGACTCTGCTGCTGATGATCTTGCTGATCTTGGCAACGCGAGACGACGATGACGATCGCGACCCTCCTTTTCCTTGGTATGGCATGGGCGTCTGATCCAATTCAAAGGCCAGAGGCCCCAAAACCATTGGACGGAGAGTGCCCAAAGGTTTACTCAATAAATGAGGGTCAGCCACTTCCATCTCCGGTTGTTTCTCCGTCTGGAAATGCAGGTTGCTCGGCGGTGGCTGTCCCTCTTTCTCAGTTTTCAGACCTACTTCAAACAGAGGAGTGGGGTAAGGCGCTGTACAGCCAGTACAAAATTAAAGTTGCTGAACTTGAAATGGAACGAGATTGGTACAAAGTAAAGCTTGATGCTGAGCTAAAACCAAAACCATGGGTTGAAAGACCGTCAACTCAACGCTGGCTTGGCAGGCTTGAAACAATATTGATAGTAGGGGTTGTGTCTGCCGGGTTAGGCACTACTTACTATTACACATCAGGAGCATCGAAATGAATATGAAAGAATGGGTAGTTCCTGGGATTACTGTAGTTTTTGCTGCTGGTATTTCTTTTGCCTCTCTTGAGTCAGCGGCTCAAGATGTTGAGGACATTGACAAGCGTGTAGAAGTTCTGGAGTCTAAGTCTGGCAAGCAAGAGTTGGTTGATCTTAAGATTGAAGGCGTTGAAAAACGTCTCGATAAGATGGAAGACTTGATGGCTAAAATGCTCGAGGTGCAACAGCAACAGGCAATCAATCAAGCGAAGATTTGTTCTGCAACCAACGCGGACTGCGACTAATGCGGCCCATTCTTTTAGATTATGTGGCCTCGTTGGGGCATACAGTATTCGAGAAAGGTGATTACAACCTGAACATCATCGGCATCCGAAGCCGTGATCACCAAGCAAACAGCTTTGATGACCGCATGTGTGTCGTGTTCCGTGATGAGCAAGGCTGGATTACCCGTACATGGGAATGCACAACTGAGCCTGGAAAGTATTGGCTTGAAAATCCCACCAACGTAAACGGAACTGCTATCCTTGTGCCTGGACAGTACCGGTCTGTTTGGAAGATTGACAAGCACCAGGGGAAGTACGATGCGCTCTGCCAAAGGAACGGCACGGTCAAGGTTTACCGAGACGACAATAAAGACGACATTATTGATCTTGATGTACAGTCTATTACTGAAGGCTATTATGGCATCAATATCCACAAAGCTGGATCAGCGTCTACGCAGGTAGATAAGTGGTCAGCAGGATGCCAAGTATTTAGCCACAGTAAGGACTTTGAAGAGTTCATGAGCATTTGCTACGCAGCAAGGGAGAAGTGGGGTAACAGCTTTACGTACACGCTTATTGATGAACCGGAGTTCTAATGGAAGCGTTGCTGGAATCCCTTGTCGCGGATGGACACTTAGGTGTATTTGCTGCATTTCTAATCTATCAATTTTTTACGATGCAAAAGCGTCTAGATAAATTGGTAGAAGGGTTTCAGGAGCAGCTAGATCAAATACGTAAAGAGTATGATGATCGCACAGAAAAGATGAGAGAGCGGTACGACAGAGTCATTCAGGAGTATCGAGACAATAATGACAATCAATCTAAAGACTTTCTGATCGCTAGAACCAAGGTTCACAATGACATCGTGTCCAAACTTGATCGTATTTTAGATCGGGGAAAGTAAAACCCCACTTGAGTCGTGACTCTCAAGTGGGGCCAGCTTTAATCCACGGGATTAAATTGATCTCGGACCATCCAAGATCAAATTTGTGAACCACTACCAAAAAGTGGATTAAGTCTAAATAGCCCTATCACATGCCCCTAAACCCCCCTGGCGGTAGGAACCACAGCCCATGCTGTTTTGTGGCGTGCCAAGGGGGCAAGGGGGGACTTATCCCTCAAATCCATCAGCGAGATCGTCAACGTCGTCTTGCTGTGGTTCAGGGGTAGGCTTTGGCTCTGCTTGAGCGGTCTTCTTGTTGACCATGTCAGCAGCCATAACCTGAATAAATTGCTTCATGAGATCCTTGAGTTCCTCATCCCCAGAAGCCTCGGTCTTCTTTGTGATCGCCTCTACAAGCTCTTTGTTGTTGTCGGCAACATTTACGTTCACATCAATCGCGGGGACTCCGTTTGTATAGCGAAGCTCTTGACCGTTTTCGGAATCTACAAACTTGCAAGCAACCACAATGGTTTCTTGATTGTTCTTGTTCATGCGAATGTCGGCTTCATACTCCATCAAGACCCACTCACCGTTTGGCTGAGAGTTTCGGATGTTCTTGACCATGTATGTGATCGTGTCTTCGCAGATCTCCTTCCAGGCCTTTTGGTCAACGTGACCCATAACTCCCTCAAGAGGCCACTCTGCCTTCCGCAGTCGAGTTCGGAAGTCCTTAAAATCCTTCCTTGACTTCTTGTCCAAAGACCTCGATTCGTACACTTCTCGAATAATCGACATGAAGTCGGTAGACTTGATCATCTTCGGCGGGCCCTGCTTTGTGCCTGCCGTCTCATGCATCTTAAGTTTGTTTTTGCCGTTTTCTGCGATTTGATCAATGAGTGACATTCATTCTCCTACTCAGTGAAGTCTTCTTCTGGCTCGGGAAGATTATTTTCTTTGGCCTTTTCAACCAAGTCTTTAACCTTCGATTTCCGCCGCCCCTTTGGTTTTTCGTCCGGTTGGACATCTATAACGTTCTGTTCGATTGTAACACCATTGGCGGACGAAACACTATTGTCGTCAATATTTTGGTCAGACCATGAGTCTTCCTCAAAGTCTGACTTGATGTCGTGGGCGAGAACTTCCTGAGTTTTTGGTGTAAGTGGAAGGTACTTGCAGATACGTCGAATAACGGTCTTGCGCCACATTTCCTCAGTGTGTTGTGACCATGGTCCACTGTCTGGGCTTCTCGAAGATTGCCTGATTTTATTGATCTGGTCTTTCCGCATAACCTCAACTTGGCGCTGTCCGTCTTTGTAGAAGCACACAGCGTAGGCCAAAAGCATGTCGCCAGGGTCTTGGTAGCATTTTTTGTGTTTGAGTATCTCCCCATGCTCAAGGTCAAATGAATGCTCAAACTCGTCGTTCTCGTAAACAATCTCGGCTTTAAAGTGAGCCACCTCGCCAGACCTTTTCACCAAGTCCATTAGGCCAGTATATTCAATCCAAAGCTCAGCATCGTAGCACTTTGCTCGTTTGTTCCACATGGGCACCAGAGAGGCCCTGTGCAGTGCCCCGCCACCGATAAGGTCAAGTTCGCAAGCCTTTGCTAAAGCCAAGTACACAGAGGTAGGGGAGCACTGAACAAGTCTTTCATTTTTTGCTGCCTCCATCATTGCGATGCGGATGATTCGGTCCACGTCTGCGCCTTTCGGTGCAATTTGTGTGAGGCTGTTTTTCTTTGTGCCAAGAAACTGGTTTAGTGCTGTAAGTTGGTCTCTTCGGCTAATTGCTGTCGTCATTTTTTGGCTCCATGATTCGTAGAGTCCTGTTGCCTGGGCTCTCGGTAACGTATTCTTTGTAAAGTTCTGGGTGGTCCTGCGAGAATCTTTTCTTATCAAAGTTTGCGCGAGGCTTTGATGGCTTCCACGTAGCAACCCCAGCGATACCTAAAGACTCTCCAATACAACTTCGTAGTTGATTCTCTAGTTCATTTTTCTTTACTGTTGCTGCCTTGTGCTCTTCTCGCGCCTTCAATATTTTTTCGTACAGTTCCCTTTCTGCAACGCTTGCCACCCTAAGGGGCTCATCTGCAACCCTTGGGTTGACCTTAAAAACTTTACCAAGAGCCTCTCTGCACATGTCTGTTGAGTCTGGAGGTGGCGGAGTTTCAGACACAACGTACTTCTCCCACCACTCATCAGCTATGTTTAGTATTTGTTCCCCAAGTTCCTTGTCCCTTTCGATTCGATAAACACGAAAGTCGTCAAGGCTAAACAGCGTTGCTATATCCCAGTATGGAGCATCAAATATCTCCATATAGACTCTCATCTGAACCTCTACATCTAGAGGAACATCTGTTGTTCCTGTCTTACCCCATCCCTTCCTAAACCTTCGAGTCTTGGCGTCCATACCAAAGCAGACACCGTTGTGTTCAACCATGGCGTCTGGTGTGCCAAAGATACGTGGCCGGGTCGGGTGCCAAGTTAAGCCCCTCTCCCAAAGGCGACATCCCTCCCCTAAATGAAGCTCGTATAGCTCAAATACGTATTTCTCCATCACCCGGCCACGCATCAAGACTGCGTCATCATTTTCTTCTGACTCGAACAACCCAGTCTTTTCAGACCAGATTTTAAATAAACTTTTTTCAAAAGATCCTATTTTGTCTGCCGCATCAGCTCCTGACATCATAATTGCAGCAACGTCTGTTCCGCCGAGCCCCTTTTTGCGCTCAGCAAGCCATGCTTGGCGTTCAGTTTGGTTCATGGTTGTTTCTCCTAAATCAAAGATACTTCTTTGAGTAAAGTGTGTCAAGGGGCCACACCCCTATGTGGACAAAACTTGTCCGCTACGCTACTTTTTATTTACAAGGTGTGCCAGATGATCATCGAGACTTACAGAAAAAGCCTGCCAGGTAGAAGCACCAGGGTTCTGTTTATACAGTGGCTGAATGGTGAGTTAGTAAAGTTCGACTTGAAACTGAGTGTTGGGTATTTAAGAGACCTTGAATATGGAAGAAAAACACCTTCTCTGCCTCTGGCTATTGGTATCGAAAAAGCTACAGGTGGTGTAGTATCTGTAAGAGAGTGGCTTGGTTTAAACTCAAGCCTTCGTTCATAAATGGAGCAGACATGAGTCTAAAAGAAAAAGTTCAAGAAATGCGCGAGGTAACTCGAGTCAGGTCATTTCAACACCCGTGGTCAACGCAGCAGGTATACGCAACCCTGTATGCATACATTGACGAGCTTGAGACCAAACTGAAGGAAGCATCAAAGCCAGCGCCAAAAAAGGCCCCAGCTAAGAAGGCCACGGCCAAGAAGGCCCCAGCTAAAAAGTCCTCAACAAAGCGGGCTCCAGCCAAAAAGAAGTAGCTATGCGTCTACAGGGTCCTTGAGTGCGGACATTAGAATCTCAAATTCTGCTTGGGTTTTATGAGATTCTAAATGGTCCTCAAGCTTTTTTAGTGCTGACTCTTTAGTGATTGCCTCTATGACTGGGTCTTCGTCAACATCGAATACCTGAACAGACTGTTCTCCAACGATAATGGTCCACCCGTCCTTGGTGGACCACTTTCTTTCGTTTGCGGTTACTTCAAGCATCTAGTTCCTGCGGTTTAATGATGTTTTTGTAGCCACAACCATCATACGGTATTGGAGCGTTGTCCATCCAGTGCTTAATTGATTTAACAATTTCGCTTTGTCCAATGTCATAGCACTGAACGTACAGTGAATTGTCCGGTATAAGCGGAGACATCCACAAAAAATCAACGATCCTGTGCATCTGTCTTCGCGCATTTTCAGTCATTGATAGCGCTACATATGGCGTAGTCATCATCCAGGTATACGACTTGTCGAGTGTCTCTTCGTCTAGCGATCCCTCTTGGTACCACTCATAGAAGTATGCGCCAGCAAAATCTATCAGGTCATCAATGCTGTCAAGATCATTAGATGCAGCCATGAACGTGCTCGATGTCTGTAGCATGATGTAGTCCAAGCCATACGCTATAAACTTTACGTAGTGACCATCTTCGATGAACCTCATCACCTTGTTGGCTGCGGCGTGGAGAAGAAACTCATCCCCTCCACCGACAGACATAGCGTTGGTTAGCCCAGGTCTTCCAAGAACAATCTTCTTGTCGTCCTCACTTAAGTATTTGTCTACAAACGTTGCCATTTTACCTGTGGTGTCTTGTGCTTCAGAAAACACTATTTCTCTCCATTTTCAGATTTTTCTACTAACTCTGGTTTTGCCATTGATATAACGTTGTCGTCTTTTTCCTTGACCCAAACGTATGTCCTTTGGCCCATGATTCTACGGCGAACTCGCTCGTATCCAAGCTGCCTCATAATGTCCCCAACTCTCATTTCGTTGTTACGAGTCATCTGGTATTTTTCAAGACTTAAGGCTTGGGTCATTATCTCGCTTGTGGATGACCTTCTCATGTTTCCAATCAGCCACTCTTCAATAACTTCATGCCATGGGTCGTACTGCCTGAAGTCAGATGATTGAGCCTCAAGCTCTTGCGCTGCCTCATTTTCAAGGTACCACTTCTCCCCATTGTTGTAGGCCACGACAGCCTCTGCCCATATTTGGGCTCGGTTATTCGTCGTCCAATCAGTATCGATTGTACCAATCTGTACAGGCCAATACCTTCGAGACCCAGTCATGTCGGTAATGAACTCACCCTTGTTGGTGGTTCCACAGAAAACAGTGTGCCTCTTGAGTGTGATTGGCATGCGACCGTATGGAGGCCTAAACGTGTCTTCCTGTGCCGAAAGGAACGCTTTCGTAGATGAGTTGTGAGCCCTTCTGATTGAGTCAAGCTCAGCAACCTCATACAGCCACGCTCTGTGAATCTGCATGTATGCGTTACTTGATCCAATATCCATGGGAGTATCGCAAAAGTATTCGTCTGAAGCCAGAAGCCTGAACGTCGTACTCTTCCTTGCGCCCTGAGGTCCAACAAGAATCAGAACGCAGTCAGCTTTGCAACCAGGGTTCATGGCGCGGGCAATACACTGTACAAGCCACCTTCGCCCCATTTCTCTGGTCAGCTTAGTGTCCTCGGCCCCAACGGCCCTGATCAGCCATTCGTCGATACGTGGAGTTCCGTCCCATTCGATTTCTTTAAGCCAGTCAACGAGAGGGTTCTTGCCGTTCTCTTCGGCAAAGAATCCAACAGACTCAAGAATACAATCGGTGCTGAAGTGGACATCATAGTGCCTATGCATCCATCTTTTGATTCTGGTTGCATCGGTGTCTGAAAAGTCCTTATCATCCATCTTTATGACGTTTCGGAATGTGTCTAGCCAAATCTTTCCAGCCCATCGCCTATCGTATTGAAGGATAGTGATAAGGTTTGGAACCGTAGAAGAAACCTTTTCCGTTCCGTCTCTCTTTGTTGTGGTCTCTAAACGCGATGAAACGCGAGCCTGCGGGCCAGTTTGATTGCCAGAGTTGTAAGACTCTTTTGCGGCTGAGAGCAGTTGGGAGAGGGTGGGAGCGTCGGGCTCACCGTTTAGTATTTCATCAAGGTCTTTCAACTTGGCCTCCCTCTACTTCAGCAAGAGGAAGACGATAACAAGCTCGAGCACCAAGCTGCATCTGTATTGTTCTGGCGTACTCGTCACCCTTTGAGTCAGGGTCCGTGCCAACGTAGATGTCTGCACCCTCTGGTATCAAAAGCTGCCCTACGCTACCAAATGATCCTGATGTTCCTCCAAGCACGGCAAGCTTGAGGGATTCTTTCTCCGCAACAGCAGATACTTTAATGAAGTCGGTGATGCCCTCGACAAACAGAACACCGTCAATGTCTGTTGATGAGCCTTTCATCATCTTAACTGCGTGCCTGTTTGGCATGAACAATCCACCAGCCTGAAACCCACTGGGCCACAATGTCTTTGGCGCACCATTTGTTTCACAGACGGCTCGCGCATGAATGCTACAAAACCTGCCTTGCGAATCAAACGCAGGGACAATCAATCTCCATGTCATACTGCGTCCTCCCGGCCACCACTTAGGCCATGCGTATGCTGCCCTACTTGGAGTAACGCGAGCCACGCCTGTTCTGGCAAGGGACGCTACATCTAGATTTCTTGATGACAAGAACTCAAAAATAGGATCATCTTCTGGCACTTCATGTAGCTTAAGTGAGCTTTTCCATAGAGAGTGGACTTCGCTCGCAGGCGGTCTAGCATTCTGTTTTGCTGATGCTTTTTCTGGTGTGATTACCTCAAGGTTTCGAGACTCTTCAAACCATTCTCTGGTTTTATCTTTGTCAGAGTCAGAAGCATTTTTGAAGTTAGATCCTGATATTGTGTAACAGACAAGGTCTGCACCAGATCCACCAATGCCGCATCGATGACACTTCCAACCAAGTTCGTCCCTGCGAAGACCGATTGGGCCGCGCTTGTCTGTGCTTCCCCGCTCTTCAGCGCCACAGGACGGACAAGGCCCAAACGAGTTGCCTCTTTTTGGACTTAATCCTAAATTTTTAGCTATTCCAGATACAGATATAGATTCTACTTTTTTCAGCCACACTGTTGTTTCTCCGTGGTGTCTTATGGTTGGGACGGCTTGATTTTGTACATCACCTGTTGTTTGTCAGTGATAAGGATAGACATTGAGATCCCAGTTTCTTTGCCTACTTTTGCTGCGTATCGGACCAAAGTGTCAACGGTAGCTGGTGGTCGCTTACCATTAAGAACTCCCCAAAGGTGTGTGTGGCCACAACCCATGAGATTGGCCGCTTCACGATAGCTTCCGCCAACGTGATCGAATAGCGCTTGAAGCGCGTTTGTGGTGTCTATTACGATTCTTTTTGAATCTTGCATTATCTCCCCCTTTTGGTGTTATCACCGTAGGACACAAGGTTGCGCCTGTCAAGGATGACAGTACACTACATCTTGTTCAAATCTTTTACGGGCGCGAATTTAATCTTCCTGCTATGATACGATTGATAAAATGCTCAACCTTTTGGTGGTTTTATGGCTCTCAAAGTAAGTGGATACGCTAGTTCAAGTGGATTGAAAAACAAAATCGTGTACCAATCCACAGTTACCGCAACAACGGACGTAGATGTACTTGGTACTGGTGGATCAATTATTTCTCTCGATCTTGATAATCTTCACAGTGCTACTGTTTACTTTAAGATGAAGACAAGCTCTGGCGTTTACACTGCTGGTTCAACATTCCCTGATTATCAGTTTCGCATCCCAGCAAACACCGCTAAGCGATTTGACTTCACTGATGGTCTACGCTTTGATCAGCTCACCTTCTGGTGTAATGATGGCCCACAAAACACAGACACTGACAACCCAGGCGGAACAGTCCTTGCTACCTTCGTGATCAAGTAGGAAGAAAGATGGCTCTTACAACAAGCACAATCTCTGAGAATCTTTTCACTACTATTTCCGAAGAATCGGATCTAGGCTTAAGTTTGGTTCTCTTTAATAATGCAAACACCACGATCTACGCAATGGAGTTTGTAAACCCAAACACTACTCCGGTTTATGTTCGACACATCTGGGGAACAAACCCTGCCCTGTTGAGCACTAGTACTGATTTTGACAACTGCTACCTCATTCCTGGGTCGGGAAGTTTTTCAGTGTATTGCGGAACTGGCTATCTCGTAACCAGTGGGATTATCATGTGGGCATCGACACAGACTGGCACTCAGACACTAAGCGCGCCAACAAGCCCAGTAACAGTGAAGATTGCTTACAAAAATACTTGATTACCTGTAGTAGTCATAAAATGGCTCTGGTGGAATCAGGCAGCTTTTGAACTCGCAGCTTCTAACTGTTGAGTCCACAACGTAATGAATCGTTAGTGGGTCATACCAAGTTGGTTTTCTTGACCTAATTATCATTCCACTGTTTAGGCCTGGACACTTTATGGTAGCCTTGCATTCATATAGACCATTTGATGCCTGAACTATCCAGGCCTTGTCTTCCACAGTTTCGTCAAAGATTTTGTATCGGTACGAACCTCTATCAAAATCTTCAGCAAAGCTGACCAAACTCATCAGGCTTAGGCCTATGAGTGTAGTTAGTATTGTCATGTTGTTCTCCTCTTGTGGTGTCAAGGTTTAATCAGCCTCCCTTTTTTCCGCCCCCGCTTGGTGCTGGAGTGGGTGCTGGAGTCGGTGCCGCAGCAGCGGGCTTCTCGGCAATCGCAGACTGAACGATGTCGAGACAGCGCTTGAGTCCTTCAGGCATACCATCGTCACGGGCAATGACCTTGACGTTGTACTTGGCAGAGTTGTCTGACGATCGCGTGTTCTCGCTCTTGGCTGATACGGACCCGTGAATCTTTACGTCAACGCTGACTGGGCCCCAGCCCGCCTTAATCTCAGTATCAATCGCAGCTTCGTAGTCACGGCTAGACTTCTCAGATGTGCTTGACTTGACCTCCATGGTGAAGTCAACTTCAACTTCCTTTACCTGTAGTGCTGGAGTGTTGAGGATTGTCAGCAGCGGTACGTTCATGTCGTACTTGGCGTCGGTAAACCCGCCATTTCCATCGTTGATAGGCTTTACGAACTGGAAGTCGCATGTCCGAGTACGAGTGACACCATCAGCGCCTACCTCAAGACCAACGTTCTGAATGAAGTCAGCGGTTGCCTTTGCAAGTTGAACCTGTGAGTCACAAGCAGCCTTGAGTGGACCACCAATAAGTTGGTCCATGGGAAGACCACCGAACTGGTCTGACATTTTTACGAGTCCATCTGCCATTTTAATCTCCTAAGGAAGCAGCTTGATTAGCTGGTCATCTATACGTGCATAACCTTCTGGAGGCTCACTGCCCTTGAAGATCAGCTTGAGTTTAGCAGCATTGCTTTCTTTTTTAAACCAAGATGACTTGTTGGCGCACGGCCTTACCATCAACTTGCCTTTATTTTTGCCTGACGTAAGCCCAGAGATCTCAACAGACATCTCCACTTCAAGCGTATCCACACGCAGGCTTTGACCCGTCGTGAGCGATTGGAGCGGGACCGGAACTCTTTTGTGTACCAGTACTCCATCTTCCCATGTTGGGAGTTCCATGATGACCATACGAGGTGCATATATGTGTCTTCCGTCGTCATCCGTGACAGGCTCTCCATTTTCATCAACCTTACGCTCCCAAAATTCTTCGCTTGTAATTGAATCAAGCTCATGGCGCTCGGCAATATCTGTTGCCGCCATGACAGCAGACTGTATGGAATGAACAATGTCGTCTAAAGAGTGGTCAGGCATTCTTCTTTAAACCGTAGTTATCTTTTGCCCATCCACTTCCTTTAAGGCTGAAGCTGGTGAGAGCAGGTTTCTTTTTCATCTGCTTGTTACACTCTGTGCAATCGGGCCATGGGTCAGCAAAGCTTTGAAACACTTCAGCCATCCTTCCACAGGCATTGCATTCAAAAATATATATCGGCACTGGTTCTCCTGAAAAAGTGCGGGGTTTTGGTGCGTCTGGATTACCCCGCGAACCACACTCACCTAAAAAGGAATCTCTTCGTCGTTCGCCTGATACCCAGACTGTGGTTGCCCGTGAGATTGGGACACACCATTCACCGGCTTAGTGAGAAACTCAACGCGGTTTGCAACAATCTCTGTGCTCTTGCGTTTGTTTCCTTCTTTGTCTTGATATTCGCGAGTGCGAATCCTTCCCTCAACTCCAACTTTCGACCCCTTGTCGAGAAAGTTGCAACAGTTCTCAGCCTGCTTTCCAAAAACAACTACAGTGTGCCACTCGGTGTGGTCCTTATACTGGTCCCCGTCTTTGACTCGCTCATTGGTTGCAATCCGAAGATTGCTAATCGGCAAACCTGAGTTCGCCTTTTTAAGCTCAGGCTTCTGGCCCAAGTTACCGGTCAAGATGACAAAATTCATCTTATTTCTCCTTTGTTGTTAAATGGTCGGGCGCGTGCCCGTTTTCTATTTCTCGAACAATACCTTTCATATCGTCAGTAAAAATCTCTACAGTGAAGCCCTTGTATGAGCACTCACTGCATTTTCTCCTTCGGGCTATAAAGTCTGTGGTGTACCAGCCGATAGCCTTACTTCCGACCCCCACAGTCCAACCTGATCCCGGTTTACATGTACTTCGAGAAGCCACCACCTTTGTCTTCGCCCCACATATTGGACACATCATCTTCTATTCCGCCCTCAAAGTTCTTGAACATTGCAGCCTAACTCTTCATAAAATCGCGCGCGTTTTTGGTGTGAGAACCATGCAGCCCTACTGTTATCGACAAGGTCAACCACAATGGGTTTCTTCTTGTTTTCCGCTGTCCGCATAATCCTGCCGATCCTTTGCTGGATGCGGCCCATAGCCTTTGTCGGTGTGGTCAACACTACGGTGTCGAGGCCCGGTAAATCTAACCCCTCGTCAGCAACCGTGGTGGCAAAGATGGCCTTCAGCTCCCTGGAGTCTGCGGCTAACAACACCTCTGCCCTCTGCTTCTTGGTCATCTTACCAACCAGTGCCGCTGCGCTCATGCCACGATTTGCGATGTGCTCTGCCATGTCGATGCAGTGTTGAACCCTGTCGGAGAGCACAAGAACCTGCCTGCCATCTTTTATGAATCGCTCGACCATAGAGAGTATCTGCTCGTTCCTGTCGGCGTCCTCACACGTCTTATTGATAAGTTTTGGCCAATCTACGTCTGGGGGAGTAAAGTTTGTCCGCTCAAAACGAATGTCTGGCTTCATGACCCGACCTTTATCAATCAACTCCTTGGTTGTGATTCGGAACAATTGCTTCCCAAAATGCCATCCAAGCATCGCGCCAAGACCGTCAGGCCTGTCCGGTGTGGCAGTAAGACCAACACGAACCTTGGCAGGCATGGACATCATTACTTTACTGAATGTGTTCGCTGGTACATGATGCGCCTCGTCAACGATGCATACACCGAACTGCTTGGCCCAGTCCTGAACCTCTTCCCATCTTCCCTTGGCAAGGGATTGAAACATGGCGATAACAATCTGGCCTGAGTCGTCTCTCTTGCCGTCGCCACAGATACTGACGCTTGGCACTTCACCGGTACTGGTTCGTAGCTGAGCCTCGATACGCTGCTTCCACTGTTCAGCAAGGTCGTGGGTATGAACAAGGACAACGATACGAGTGTCGAACCTTGTCATCACCCCAAGCCCTATCATTGTCTTCCCTGCCCCACATGGTGCAATAATAAGACCGTTGTAGTTGTCTACCACTTCATCTACAGCGTCTTGCTGGTATGGTCGAAGGCTCATTCCATCAGCAAGCCTTAGGCTACTCTGGTCGTCTTTAAGCGCTGGAAACGACATTACTGAGTGCAGTGCAACATCGACTTCACTCTGAAGCGGGATGCCCCTTGGCACCATGATTCCAGTACCCCACTTGTGTCGAAGGGGGATCATCTTGCATGCGTAAACCCTGTCGTCTGGAACCTCTACCCACTTACCCTTTTTCCTAAGAGCCATGGCCTGATTGTACTGTGGGTTTGGGCATGTGTACTTTGCCCTTAGCTGGTCCATGTATGGTGAGCCTGGAGGCAAGAACCATCCGCCTCCAACTACGCAACGCAAGTCTGTCATAATGTTTCTCCTAACACTACATATAGTGTAAAGCAATCGTGGTGTCGTTGGGGTTGAGGCATCTGTGCGCCATGCCTCCCTGCGCGTGGCTGAAGCCTTACTCTTCACCGCCAGAGCGGAAGAACCAAATGTCTTCATCCGCGTCCCACTCAAGCATCCTTTCTGATGGATACTGTTCCGTCCCCTTTAGATATACGCCAGTGTGCTTCATGGTAATCGTGGCAAGGTAGACCTTCTCTTGACCATCAGGTTGAATCTCTTTGACGTAAGCAGACTCTTCGGCAGACTCAGATCCTCCCTCTTCACCATCTTCTCCAGAGAAGTCCGTCATATCGGGCCATGGCAAATCGTCGTCTACATCAGCAGAACTCTCACCAAGACGAGGAAGACCATCAGCAACACTGTCTTGAGTCAATGGCTCAGACTTTTGTGTAGAGTTGTCTTCATCGATTGTCTTCTTACGAAGAACAGTTTCGGGATGCTTCTCCTCTTGCCATCCCACAGGCGGGTGCCAGCCAGCGTGAGGGATACCATCGATGCGTCGAGTCTTCTTTGACCACCCCATGTCTTTCATGGTTGCGCCAATGGATAGCTTTGCTTTGTGAGGCACTCCTGCTTCATCCTTTGGCACATCTAAACCATTACCATCGAAGTCATAGCTGGCCATCGCAATCTCATAAGAGCTGATGCCAGGGTACAAGTTCATGCTTGAGATACGACGAGCAAGATTTTCGTCCGGCTTGACCCCGCTCTGCTTTTTCTTTGGCTTTGATTCCGGCTCTTCATCAGCAACGTACTCTTCAGCAATATCGTCAGACCAGTCGTCGAATACATCGTCAACACCACTGGCATCGATGGCTACATCTTCTGCGTCACTAACTTCGTTTGGAGTCTCAGAATCAAAGAAACCATCTGGCGGATACCATCGGTATGCGCGAGTACCGCCAGTCATCTGGCGTCGTCGCGCCCATCCAAGCATCCTCAACGCAACACCAAGCCCCTGCTCAACAGTTCTGTATGAGTGTGATGAAGGATCGTAAAGCTGAAACTTCTCGATAATATCTTTGATCTCTGCGCCGATGTCATCTTGAGTCAACTTACCTTCAATCTCTACAGCAAACTCTGAACCAATGTTGTCGAAGTTTGGGCCAGTTCTCTGCTTCTTGCTGTTGCTGACCGACGCTGTCGCAGCCGCAAGTAGTCCCATTTCAACCTCTTCAAAGGTCAGATGCTTGCTGTAACGTCCAGCCATGTAGACCATGACATTTGCGATTGAACGCTTGGTTGCTTTTGCTGGCCCGTCAACCAATGACTTGCCGTCTGTATGGCTGAATCGTCCAGCCAAGTTCTCATCGTGTTTTGCAGCAAGGTAAACGCTGTGAACCCCCACTGCGCCCTTGATGCCATCAGCCAACTTTTCGCTTGGCATTGTCACACCTCCCCGTGTGTTGTTGTTTGTGGCCACCATGATGGTGCCTTTCGTGACTTATTCCACTGCGCGAATCTTGCCTTCTCTCCAATGTAGAACCTTCGGTAAGACTCAACTACGCAGTCACCCTTGTACTCATCTGGCATGCACAGCGGGTGTGGAGTGAGCAGTCCTCGGCGGTACTGTGGCGTGATGTCGTCGAACAACGCCAGTCCGTGGTCTGGCGTGCAGATGAAACCCATCGAACCGCAACGCTTCAATACAGCCTTAGACTTGTGCTCCCTACCGAACCGCTCTTCGTATTCTTTGGCAAGGGCCATCCCGTGGTCATACAGCCAAAAGAAGTTTCCATTCGACTCTCTTGCCCACACCGAACACGGATGGTTGATGTGAGTAGACTTGTACGGCGCGACGTAACCGTAGTCTACACCGCAGATGTTGACGGCAGTAGAAAGCATCTGAGCAGTCTCAAGAACCATCTTCGGTATGTGTTTGTCGCACTGCATGCGCGCAGCGATGCGTGGATCTTTGTCCAGCACAAATATGTTCATGGTGTTTCTCCTGACTGTAACCTACCACGGAAACAGCCTCGACGCAACGATATTCGATTAGTTGGATGGAATGTCGGCGCGCGATGTTTCCAAGGCAATCCGCGCGAACTCCCATGCACCAAGGTCCATGTCTTGGTTTCGGTAGGTATTTACGTCTACCGCTACTTTCAACTGCTCCACTGCGTGGGTGATTGCGAACAGAGCATGCCACAGAAGTTCTGCGTTCTCTGGATTGATTTCAGGCATTGGCTTGCCTGCTTGTTGTTTAATGATCGGCATTTGTTCCCCCTTGAACTTGAGCGCGAACAATGCGCTCGCTTGTTGTTTCATCGACCTCCTCAACGAGAACCACCGTGGCCTCGCGATGATCGGTGCTTTCTTCTTTAGGCATTGATTGTTTCATCAGCTTGATGCCTTCTCTCAGCCATTCCTTTGCGGTCCCCGGTTTATGCTCGTATGGCTTTTCTTGTGCCATATTCTCCATCGTAAACAGTATGTACTTCAGATGGCCAATAGGAATCTCAACTGGAGTGTGGTGGAGGGTCTTGTTGTCTGCTGCCTCCTCATCGCAGTGCTTGCACATGTACACATCCATAGTCAGGTCTATCTCTGCCAACTCCTCGTCAGGGAAGATGTCCCCGCACACCTCGCAGGTAAATGCTTCGTCACCAATGCAGCCCTTACACCACATTTCGCCATCGAATGTTTGAGTCAGTTCGTCTTCGTCCTCGACCTCCTCCTCACATTGGCCCCAAGAAAAGTGTTTCTCACACCTAAACGTCTCGACGCATGCGCACTCATACTCCCCGCTCTTGTGCCAGTATTGTCCACACTCACTACATGTGCCTCCATAGGCACCCCAATCGTCAGGTACGTTGCTCATTAGTACTCCGGTGTCATTATTGAGAAGCCCTGCTCATGTGGTCGAACGTCCCAGTCACGTAGTGGTGACCGTCCGTTTGCAGCCATGACTTCTCGGTTGGCTCTGTATACGTCTCTAAGGTTGACCGCATGGGGCTCTGGTCCAAAGTTCAAGCCCCAGTGCTCACACCCCAAAAGCAGAGACTTCTTTGCTTGCTCGTACTCAAGTCCTTCTCTTGGCGCGAGCGTTAGGTGTTGGCCCTTAAGTTGCTCAAGGATATTGTCATACGTACCCATACTAAGGTGCGCTAACCATGCGGCTACTGTGCCCTTTGGTAGGTCAAAGACCTTGGCTGCTGCCGCTGTGCCCACAAGTTTTGCATACTGTGCGACGAATGGTCTAAGCGCCAACTCTCCTTGCGCTGCGGTTATGGCACGGTAGTAGCCAAAGGTTGCTGCGCCATAATCAAAGTAAGAGTGACCATCGTACTCAGATATTTCATTTCTGCAAAGCAGGTCAAGAACAATCCCGTGTGCGATAACGAATGTCATTGTGACGAACGGGGTACCGTGCTGCTTTCCGTTCCTACTGTGGTATCCAAGTAGTCCGCCCTGAAGTATTCCCATCGCAGCGTCAAGGTCGTTAACGCTTCCGCCCACCTTAATCGTTCCACGTTTGAGGGCTTCAACCGCTTCCTCTTGAATCATTCTTGAGATTAGACACTCACGGAGAACCTCCATCCTCGACACACACGTTCCGAGATAGCTAATCTTCCCGCCTCTCGTTACTGCATTACGAATGGCCATGTCGGAAAGTTTGCTGAGTTTCCCGCTGCGCCTTGCTTCGTCCCAATCTCTCATAAGAGACTGCTCTCCAATGTCGATAAGTTTGCGAGGCTCGAATGGCCCGTTCATCATCATGCGTGCAGCAATCTCATTTCCAGTAGACCTGAACTGTTTTGCGTACATCTTCCGAATACTACGAGGAAGCTTCGACACAACCTTACCGTTGGCTCGCTTGTACTCTCGGCCCTTCAGCATGGTGATTGAAAGGATAAACGGCTGGCTCTTGTCTGCGTTATTGATAACGTCAACCAACGTATTGATGTTGGGCATGGTTAAGCCGCCGCAAAAGTCTACGTGCGCCATGTTGTAATGAACGTTTGGGTTCTTCACTACAGAGCCAAGCTGGCCATGCATCACCTTCATCCCTGGAAACCGTTGGCGACACCTGTCAACGCTATCCTTCTCCATGTCCACTGCGGTAATCTTGTCGTGGTCGATACCCCACCCATCGAGTGCGGACATGTCACCACCATCACCAGCAAGAACGAGGATGCCGTCGTTGGTCATGTTGAGCCAGTTTGCGAAGTAGAACATCTGGTGCCACATTCGCAGTCTGGTGATTTTCTTGCCTGGACTGTCGCCCTTGTATGTGCTTGACATAGTGGTGTTGCTCCTCCTCTGTTGTGGTGTACTGTAACCTTTGTGGGCTACAAGGGTCGGACAGATTCTGTCCGTCTCTGCTCTTGCATCCAAGCGCGAGCCTCTTTGCATTTGTCTCGGTAGTCTTTGGCCCAGTCAACGCACCGAGTAGATAGCTTGTCGCCATCGAAGTAGAACAACCCTGAGTCTATGGCCTGCTGTAGTGCCTCTTGATGACCGATGGGGTGATTCGATATGAGTCGAATATCGAACTCATACTCGCAGTCTTCGGTAGAGTCGATGGTGTACCAGTAGACCAACCTGTTGTTGATGTCTTGGCTTTTGTAGACATGGTACACCTCGTAGGTCAGGCCACCCTCGTTGTCGAAGTCCCGAAGGTCATTGTCTGGTGATAGGGCGCAGTGCGCCTCGATTTGTTCGAGAGTACACTGCACTCGAATCTCAAACGCCACCTCTGGCTCAATCCATGCCATTGGCATCACTCACCTCCTTCGCAGCAGTCTTCGCAAACAATCTCGTCATCCATTGGTGCCTTGGCCTCGCACAAGTGGCACACCTCTGGCCACATACAATCAGCGCACAGCCAACCGTTACCAGTCTCAGTCCGGTTAACGAACAAGCCTGAACCGGGTGCAGTTGATACGCTGCACTCTACACATAAGGCGTCCATTACTCGCCTCCTTTGTTCCATTCGGAGTACAGATCGGTTTGGTCACCGAGCATCCTCCTGATTGTGCTCATCGTTTGCTCCAAGTCACAGAAGATCGCCAACCACTCGTCCGTTGTGTCCATGGCGTTCCGTGGTCGAGAGATATGCTTCAATGACGAAAACAACCCTTGCATATACATGAGCTGCTCAACCAGCTTTTGGTCAAGTGCAACACCGTACACATACTCTACTCCATCACGGATACCATCGAGAGGCTGTCCGTTCTCATCGCGAATCACATTGACAATCATTACTCACCTCCCTCGTAGACCACAGGGTCAGCATTGAACAGGGCCTTGCGAGCATCGCACCATACACACTTGGTGTCGCTTGATGCACACTTTGGGTCGCCAGCTTCATCTTCATCGAAGCATGTCCAGTTGTACTGAGCGCCTACACCGCACAGGTTACCAAGCGCCGTTATTAGATGTTCTGTTTTCGTCATCACTCACCTCTCCGCCGGGTAGCCGGTGTCGTTCATTATGCTGACACGTTCAGGGTTCAACTCATGCATCATTATGCCTATGTACCCACGGTCTTCGTCGCTTCCGCCGTGCCTTTCTGCTTCGTCCGCAGCATCTTCGGCATCGCCAATCGTGCTGTATGTTCCAAGCACATTGTACTGTGTGCCATTATCTTGTGACCATTCTCGGATTACTTGGTAGACGTAGGTCATCACTCACCTTCCTTGCATTCATGGTCCGCATCCAAGTCGTGTGACTCGTCGCAGTGTACGCATACAGCAAGTTCGTTATTGTCGAAGTTTTCCAACAGGATTTCTACGTCCTCTTTGGAAGGGACACCGTCGCCGTTGTCGTGCCAGGGGTCGCCGGGGTTCAGGAGCCTGCCCGTGTGGAAGCAGAACATGTCGTAGTACCTGTCGGGGTCGTCCTCGGCACGCATGCCGAACTTCCAGTTGAGCACCACGTTGACGCGGCGACTGTATGGATACCTGTATCGTATGACTACTGCGCTTGGCATTACTCACCTCCCTGTGACTCAACAAGTGCATCCTCAAACTCAGACTCCAACCACTCTGCGTCTGCGATAAACGATTCGTCGTCGCGTTCGTACTGAGCGCAAGTAGTGTGGATGAACTGTTGGTATATGTCGTCAGCCGACAATGTTTCCCATACAATGTGGGCCAGAATCTTGCGGTTCTTTTCGTTGTTTGCCTTGTTCATTGTTTACCTACCTGTTGTGCCGTAAGGACCATGACCTACACCGGTATGACCGTAGTGGTATCGTTTGCGGTCAGGGTCGCGTTGATACTCAGATGGGTCTGCTGTGCCATGCACAACCAATCCTTCGTTGTCTTCCCATATACGCACATGAGTCCAGTTCTTACTGCTCTCAGCACTTTTGCCTGTATACATGACATCAAACTCGTAGACCGTCTGGTACTGGCCACATGCTCGTCTGGTTTTGTCGTACCGCATACCGCCAGTCTTTTCAGTGATTATGCCTTCTTTGGTGTACGAATAAGGCTCAACCCATTTATTCATTTCGCCTGAACCATCGTCGCTGTACCACCAGTGACCTTGAGTAGTACCAGTCCATGTCACGATGGCTCCAACGTGTAAGCGTGTGTATGGGTTCTTCTTTTTATTCATTGTTCACCTCAATGACGTTTGTTGTCTACGTAGATAACACTTGGTGTTTATTTATTATTCCCAAGCTGCTTACGATTTCCGCTACTACCGACACCAGCATTGAGCCTGACGTTGCGGCCAGCGGAGTACCCAGCACTGTTGTAGCCGTAGTTAGTTGAAGTCCCGGCTCGGAATGAGTAGTTGTCTTTGACCCACTCATCTACCTTCTGCTTGCGACTACGAACCAGCGCGAACCCTTCAGCGTTCTCGGACTGGGTGTCCCTGCGAATATCCTTCAGCTTGCTGTTCAGCCCTGTGACTGCGCTGCGACGGAAGTTGTTGCCCAGCATCTTCTTTGTGCCACGGTCCCACTCGTCAAGGTTGTTGACGTAGCGTCGAGCCTCCGTTTCAATCTGTCGCTCACAGATGTCATACAGATACTTGAGTAGCTCGATGTCGGTGCGGTGACCGTACATGCTGATGTGCTGACCGAAGCCCTTGTGGGAAGTGTAGGCAACCTGACAGTTGCAGTGAACACCCAGCGTGGATGCGAGCAGACGACGCCAGACGCTGACGCGAACCCGCATGTCCTGCTTCTCCATGGGGTCATGCTCGACTTCCTTGTCAAGGTTGATGCTGGCCATTTCGATGGCGTGTGCTGCCATCATTCGACTGGCAAGTCTGGCGGCAGTCTCACCTTCTGGTGTGCCGTCTTGGTCTTGAGATAGGCGCAGTAGCTTTTCAATCTTTGCGATGATGGGGTTCATTACTTACCCTCCTCTTTGAACGTTTCCCAAACCTCATGGGCTCGGTCGAATAGTTCATTCAACTCATGTTGTTCAAGGTCCATTTCTGAGCACACTGCGTCAGCATCAAAGTTCTCTTGTGTCGCCGCAATCTCGCACAGCAATCTGGCAAACTGTATTCTGTCCATCACTCACCTCCTTCAGGTTTCACGGGGTTCAAGTCATCACTGAGTTTGTCCATCGCATCGTTGGTGCGCTGGTAGTCTGCTGCTTCCTCCTCATCGCACTTGTCGCGATAGGCGCTGAACTCTTTGTATGTGCAAGAGTCGAGGGTGAACCCAGCCTCCAGCATTTCTTCAGACGACAGCTTTCGGAACGATTCCTCAGAGCCAGTGGTTGGCCACTGCTGTGCCTCAGTGCGAGCGCCACCTGTGTGTGCGTCCTTTGCATCTTCGATGATGCGCTTGGTCAGTGCAGTAGAGAACTCTGACTGGTCGCTGGCAAGGAACGTCTCGAAGTGCCGAATCATTTCTCCCAGAGCATCCCGCAGCCTATCGTCTGGTGACGGCTTGATGTCGTCATAGAAGGTGCGCGCCCCCATGGCTTCACCGTAGATGGACGCCAGTTCCAGAACGTTCATGTCCCAGCACTGAAGGTTGCCCGTGTCCAGTTGACACAGGTGGTGCCACAGATTGTGGATAGAGTCTGCCAGATTCTCCAAGTATTTGGTATCGGCATACTCCCGGCACGGAAGACCAGCGTTGATGAGAATCCTCAGAATGTAGGACGCTCGACTGTCAAGGTGCTCATGGATGCGCTCAAGATTATCGAGGGCGTGTTTCTTATTAGACATGGGTGATTTCTCCTTACCCGTAGATGACACTGCCGAAGCAGGCCTGTTGAATGATGGCATCCGCGATGTCGGAACCGACCTCGGATGAGTCGCCTTTGACCACAAGATACCGGATTGCATCTTGGTAGTAGTTGTTGAGTGGCTGCTTGACATGAAGGTCAAGTACAGCCTGCTCCACCTTGGCAAGACTCAAAGCATACTCTTTGGAGTCTTCGGCATCAGTGATGAAGTACGTCAAGTACTTGCCACCCTCGCCAGTGTTATCGACAAGTTTCTTGCTTGCCCAGTAGCTGATACCTTCAGCAGCCATATCGACGATTGTCTCAAAGTCTGGTTGCGAAAGGTTGAATGTGATGATTGCGTTGGCCATAGTAGTGCTTGTTTCCTTATCTGAATAATGGCGAGCGGTTCCCAGTGGTATGCTCGACCTGCCTTGTGATTGGCGTTGAGGGTGTCCTGTGTGGTATTAGAAGGTAACCTATATCGAATAACTGGGCAAGTATTTTCTGTGATAAAGGTGGATTGTCCAGAGCAGTGGGACAGTGTCCCTCATGGGGGGACGGGGTAAAAATGTAGCTTGAACCTGTGCTTTCTCTACTGTCCCTCTTGTCCCTACCTTCTTCTATAAAAGGGTAAAGAGTAAAGAGAATATATAAAGATAGCATAATAATACTGTGTATCAATAGGGTTATATAGGGGAGAGTGGGGACAGGGGGACAGGTAGGGACAGCCTACTCCTCAGGCTTCACGTAAATCAAAGGCTCTATGATTCCGGTGGGATGGCATAGTATGTACAGAATGACACCCTCATCCTCCCAGTACTTGGTCAGCAGGGAGCACCATGACTGTAGAATGTCGATGGTGTACCGCTTGATGCCAGTGGACCCACGGAGCCAGTTATACACTTGTGGTGGACGCTCACCCAGTGCTCGCGCAAACGAGTCCACACTGTGGCTACGGTTGAGTCGTTGCTCAATCTCACGATACAGTACAAAGATGCGTAGACCTCCAGCCTGAACCTCGGACTTGATGAATGAACCAGTCAGATGACCATCCACCTCGCGGTAGAACTGTTCAACCTCTTGAACCGTGTACGGACGAAGGGACGGACTTGTCCTCTCAAGCATGCGGCGGAAACGATGCCATGGTCTTGCCTGTTTATAGTTGTCGCTCATTGGATACCTTATTCGATTATCGGGGCTTCGATAACATTGAAACTCAACAAGTTTCGCCTTGGATAGACCCTTACGATTTTAGTGGGGGAGAAGTTGTGCGCGCCGTCTGTGCAAATGTCGCCCCTTCCACAATGGTGTCCGCCGTGTTGGCTTCAGCCAGAATGGCAGGTTTAACCTGCGATATGCGCGTTCGTCAAAGATTGGAGAGGGCCGGGAACCCGAAAACCGAGTCCCAAAAGAGTGTGTCTACCCGGCGTTCACTCCGTAGAGTACTACGCCACAAGCGAAAGGTCAAGTGATTTTATGGCGCGGTAACCAATGGGCAGTCGCTATTAGTGTGTCAGCCCCGTTGCCGCGTGCGATTACACCCAGCACAGGGGCGCGCGCGTGTGTGTTCAGGAGGCTGATAGGGCGAACCTTCAGCCGACTCAGGTGACGAGCCGGATGAAGATTACGAGCACCAACCATGTCAG